GGCCGGCTCGGTTCATAGCGTGGATAAAAGAAAAAATCTCTTTCCAAGCCTTTTTATCCTCGGCGGATTGTTTCTTTTTGGTGTCTATTTGTTCGGCGGTTATAGGCGAAAGTTTACCGTTTGCTATTCCGTCCTGTATTTTCTTACGCTCTATATCTATAGATACTACGCCCTCCTTTTTAGACATTATATCTACTAAAAACTCCTCAGCCTCGGCCTCGTCTATAAGTCCTCCGGCTATGTAACCTCCCATAAGTCGAGAGGATTTAATAAGATTATTATGTACCTCCCCGGACGGAGCGTCTACTATTAATTTTTTGCACCGGTTTTTTATAGTATCGGCTTTAGACTGTAATATAAATACTCTAGAATTCTCGTTATAGATTAATTTAGGATCGTAGGATACGAAACGAGCCCGGCTTAGATCCTTTGTAGCCTTATCGACTGGGAGGCCGAAAGCATTTTTATAATATACGCTAAGGGCTTTCCAGCTTTCGAGGTGCCTAGTCGGATCTATTTTTACGATAACAGCGACTCCCTCCCCTCCGACTGAGGTAAAACAGTACTCTGTAAACGGATCGGCGCCCACCATTTTTTTAACCTCCTCCGGATCCTCTACGTAATCTATATCCAGTATAAGTCTCCCGGAGTGGGCTTTTAATCCGGTGTCCTTTCGTTTCGAAAATGTACCGGATCCTGTAAAATAAGGTAGACTCGTTTTAGCGGTTTTCTTTGCCTTTATTTCGGACTCGTTATTTTCCGGTAGGGATCTATAATAATTTATTTTCTTTTTCCAATGCCCGCCCTTTACGGCGTCCATTACGTCGGATAATAAAAAGTCCTCTCCTCCCTCAGTCTGTTTAATATTTTTGAATACTGTAACGCTGTTACTCATAATACAATATTATTTAAAACGCTTAGGACTATATACGCTACTAATATTATAGGCGTCGCTATGACATAAAATCTAATCTCCTGTTTATCGGATTTAAAAAGTTTCATATTTTTGATTTTGATAGGTTAAAATATAGGGGTATTAAAATTACAAAATTAATCCTCGACTACATATTTTATTGAGGCTTTTATAGTGTCTACTTTTTCTCCCTCGATAAATTCTACGTTAACAGCCTTATTTTTAATTAGTTCCTGAGCTAATAATTTTACTACCTCCTCCGTAAAGTATTCCTTACCATTTTTAAGCGCTTTAAATAATTCTACGTCCTTAGCGTATTCCTGTTTAAAGTTGATCGTATCTATAAAGCCGGCCGTATTAGCGTCCTCCGGTTTAAAGTGATCCATAGCCTTTAATAATTTCCTTTCTTTACGGTCTACCCTTATAATAAGGAATAATAAAAAAAGGAAAAATAAAAAGTTTATTGTAATTAAAAAAATAATTTGAGTTTTCATAATATTGATTTTAAATTTTAATATAAGTTAAATATGTTATTTCTTTTTGTTTCATTATAAACGGCCTCTAGTATATCCTGATCTCTAATATAAGTAACGCCCTCTTTTTTTACGTACTCCGTCGCTTTATAATGTCGTACTATTACTATTTTCTCTTTAATAATATTGTACTCTAATATAAAGGTAATCATACCGAAATTAGTAAAATTTACGTGATATAGATTAGGCATTTAGATAATATATTAGATTTACGATTAATAAAAATACAGCGATAAAAGCCGCTAATAAAAGCCCGGCTAAGGCTAGTACTTTAAAAATTTTAATTAGGTACCGCATAGCCGCAAAATTTAGATTTATCGTTAAATAAGTCGTATACGTATGATCTAATACTATCCGCGTGAATTCTCGCGGCCTCTCTCTCTGAACTACAAAACGCTTTAGTAGTTCCTTTTTTAATACGGGAGTTAACATTTACTCCCTCGTCCGTATAAAAGAGCCTCCCGGGAGACTCTTTTTTAGTTTTAGTTTGCTTAGCCATTACTAACCCTTTTTAGTTTTGTAGGCCGTCTTAATAATAGTAGTCTCTACTATTTCAAATTTCTTATTTGCTAAGGGATATTTACCCTTTACGATAGATCTACGTAACTCCTCGATATGCTCTAGAGCCTGAGATACTCCGTAAGCCGGCTCCTTTAACTTTCCGTCCTGTACCGCCGTCCAACGCTCCATATATTTAGAGTATCCGTTAGGAGGGTATACCTCGTTACGGTTCCCGGCTGGCCTTACCTCTACATTATTGTAATGCTCTTTTATACCGTTCTCTAGAGATACCGTCTCTACTACTACGATCTCCGCTTTTACGTTTAGATCTCTTACGGCTTTACTTACTTTTTTCTTTTTTTCCATTTTAAAAATATTTATTTATTAATTATTATTCAAAGTTAAAACCCCCGGAGGGGTTTAATGTTATTTGTATCTTTTAAAATCTAAACCTACAGCTTTTATATATTTGTGATCGAAGATTAACCTCTTTAAATGGTCTATAGTTTCGTTAGCCTCCCAAATGTAAAATTTTTTAGCGTCCTCGTTTTTCGTAGTCCATTTAGTAACGGCGTTTTTTGTTTCCCCTTTGTAAAATTTATTCCTGTTTTCGCAATATAAGATAGTATCCATAATCTAAAATTTAAAAGTTATTAATTTCGATACGTCAAAGATATACTATTTATTCAATATACAAAACTTTTGTACAAAAATAATTTACTTTTTTTCCTTTATGGAGATCCCGTATTTATTTAACATTAATTCGAAACCTATTTTAATATTAGTATTTTCTGTATAAACGTGATTGTAGGCGGCCAAATGCTCGGAGTCTATAACGGATAACTTTTTATTAAGCCGTTTAAATATAGTCCTATATTTTTCTCCTACGGAGTCTTTACCGGGATCCGCCGCGTATGACTTGGCTAAGATCCTATCGAATACTCCTTTTTGTTTTTTGCTTAAATAGTAAGCGCTCCTAAATTTACATTGAGTATATACGCTCTCCATAAATCCGGCCTCGAATTCGTTAAGATCTAAATACCTATTATTTAAAATAGATTTTATATCGTACTCCTCTACTTTTATTTTATCGTAAAAACTCATAATATAATTTTTTAAAAAGGACAATCCGCCGACGGTCTAGAGCCTTTAGAGGCGTTTTGTCTATTGGTTAAAATTTGCATATTCCAAATATAATAACCCCATAAATTACAGCGCCTATCTATAGTAGCGTTTTGTCCTCGGCGTCCTTTAGTTAGATAATTATTCTTTTTGCAAAACCATTTAAACTGATCGAAAGTAACAAAAAAGGGTACTCCTCTTTTTTTAGCGTTTCCTTTAAACTGGCTATAGCGCGTATAGATCGGATCTACTAGCCGGCGTTTCCTGTTATAGTGTTTATGACATAGGCCGGCTTTTTTCTCCTCCGGGTTATTGGTACAGCCATACGCGCAACAATAACGGCCGAGGAGTTTTTTAGTTAGGCTTATTCTAAATTTTTTTACCATAGCCTAAACTTTCTAATTTTTCTATATTAACTATTTTTAATCTACGGAGATCGAAAGCCGCTACTTTTTTATATGTTTTCAAATAGTCTTTTAAAAATCGTTTCTTAGTAGACTCGTCGTTTTTTATTTGCTCGTCGGTTCCTTTTACTACTACTTTTTTTACCTTGACTACAGTAACCTTTTTAGAGGTGCCTGTAGTAATATGTCCGGTAAGGTTTACGAAATATATAGGAGATCTATTTTCTATTAAATCCATATTATAGAGTTACATTTAGTACATTTTATTTCTCGGGTATGTATTCCTTTTACAACTACAAAACCCACTAAATCGAATTTATCATTTTTACATTTACAAATAACTTTTTTTTGTGCCTCCATTTAAATAACTTTTTGAACGGCTCCAAAATCTAACAGCTCCTCCCCGCGCATAGCCTTAAATACATTCAGTAAGGTAAATACGTCTTTATCACAATAAACAACTATACGCGCTAACTCTCCTCTATAATAAGCGGCGGCTACGTCGGCTCCCTCTATATCATCTTTAGGGCTGGGTATTCCGAAAGCCATAGCGATAGCGCTAAGCGTACCGGATCCTCCGAAACTACCTATTTTCCATATCTCCTGAGTATCGAGGTTAGTAGACTCCCAAGGCTTTAGCCCGTAGTTATCCAGTAAGTAGGGTAATTTTTGCCTATGGATTAGTAACCGTTTCGCTAAAAAGGGATAATCGAAACCTTTACCATAGTGAGCGCATAATTTTAAATACTTGTTAAAGTTATTAAATGCTGTTAGATCCTCGGCAAATCTTTTTAATAAGTCGGCCTCGTTTTCCTGAGAGTAGGACTTTAATTTAAAATTATATCCGTCCATATATCCGGCGGAGATACAAATAACTTTAGAGAATTCCGGAAATAAGCCGGCCTTACTCTCCCAAAGGTTAGAAAAATACTCGTTATACTTTTTTGTCAGGTGTTCAAACGTCCCCGGGTTATCTTTTTCGGTCGGCTTTTTAGGCGCTCCCTCAGCAAATTTAAATTTATATACCCATTCCTTACGAACGTCGGCCGGAGTCTCCGTTAGCGTCTCCCATTGTGGCGCCGTCTCTATATCAATAAACATTATATTATTGATGTTTTCTAATTTTAATAGTTTCATAATTTTGATTTTAATAATTATTTAAAAATACATTTTTTACAACCTCTACAAAAGACTTAGCCCAAATAGCCGAAACTAAAAGAACTATAACCCAAGTAGCAATTTTTATAATTTTGTCTTTCATAATATTGATTTTATTTAATATACATACTTTCCATACGTTCAACCCATAGAGCCGCGCTTTTATATTTTTTCATTCTAGCGTAGTCGATTAACTCTAGATCCTTATTTAGGAGGATTTGTCTAACTATCCAGCCCGTTTTATAACCTTTAATCTCCCGGACTTTTTCTAACTCCTCGACATTCATAGAGCCCCAGCCTTTACCGATTAACTCCGGCGGTAAGTATTGGTTATTTTCTAACTGTATAAACTCAGACTCTACCTCCTTTTTAATTTCCTTAGGAAAAATATAGCCGCAAATTTTACAAAGGGGAGCGGATAAATGTACGAGAGCCCCGCACCCTAATTTTTTATTAATGTCCTCTTTATCCTCGTTACAAGTTTTAACCGGCGCCGGATCTATGCTGGTTTTAGTTTTATGAGTTAAGGAAAACTCCCGCTCCTGTTCCCAAAAGCCAAGGCTAAAGACATTCCCGCCCATATCTATAATATTAAAATGTTCTTTTTGTAAGTACCTCGGATTATTTTTAAACTCAAAAGGAGTTATCCGGGATCCTCGGCCGTTCATTTGTAGCCATTTTGTAAGGGATTTAGTCGCTAGATTTACTATTATAGTCTCTATAGTCCACTCGTCAAAGCCGGCCGTTAATACGTCTACGTTACATAGGACTTTAAAATATCCTTTAGCGAAACTATCTAAGATCCGCTCCCGCTCCGCTTTCGGCGTTTTTCCGTCGAGGTGTACGGCTGAGATCCCGGCGGCGTTAAAAGAGGCCGCTACTTTTTTCGAGTGTTCTACGTTTATATTAAAACATACGGCTTTAGTCCCGGCGGCGAATTTGTTATATTTGTCGATAACCCCGGCGTAGAGCCGCTGTTTATCAAATGCTTTATAAAGTTCCTGAGTATCGTAGTCCCCGCGCTTTATCTTTATTTTAGAGGTATCCACTTTAGCCCCGTAGGTAATAGCCGGGACTAAAAATCCGTCCTGTATTAGTTGGCCTATGCTAACGGTCTCTACGATCTCGTTATATACGTCGCTTAATTGCGTCATTTTTCCGGTACGGTATGGAGTAGCCGTAGCCCCTATTACTAGAGCGTCTTTATACTCGTCCTTTAATACGACTTTATCGAAAATTTGTTTATGTGCCTCGTCTACTACTATTAATAGGTTAGGTATATAGTCAAATTGCGGCGTTTGGCGCCTAACTAAAGTCTGTACCGTCGCTATAAAGGAGTTATTATTAGATCTCCCAGTACGGCCGGCGGTTATTATAGACGGGTTTAGGCCGTAGGATATTAATTTACTCCGCGCCTGATCTAACAGCTCTTTACGGTCTACTATAATTAATACTTTATAACCATTTTTAACAGCCTCCCGGGATATATCCGCAAAGGTTACAGTTTTTCCGGATCCTGTAGGACTACAGAAAATTACTCTCTTTATATCCTTTTTAAATAGGCTCCTTATTTCTGTTTTTCCCTCGACCTGATAAGGCCGTAATTTAAATACGCTCATTTATTGATTTTTGATTTTGATTAAATATAGGTACAAATATAGTAAAAATTATTTGTATAAAAAAATATACAAAAAAACTTGCATAATTAAAAAAGGTTTGTAACTTTGTCAAAAATAAATACATTATGTCTACATTAATATTAATAGCCTTAGGATTTCTATACGTAACTATAGAGGGCTTTAAATCTTTTAGAAATGGATAATAGCCAGTTAAAAATAAGAGTATTAAACGCTAAAAAGGATCTCCCTAAAAGTGGGATAACCTCTTTATTTTTTCACTACTTTAAAAAGGAATATCCGGAGACGGATAAAAATAAGTCTAAATTAAATAACGTCCTACAGACGAGGACGACCGACGAGGATATAACTAATAAGTTAGAGTCCTTAGTAGATCTATTGAGTAATAACAAAAATAAATATTAATAATAATCAATTAAATTTAAAATTAAAATTATGAGTGAATTAGCATTTTTACCGGACGGCTACGAAGTACCGACGAGCGGCGGAGGATTTACAAAATTAGAGCCGGGAGATAACAAATTTAGAATTTTATCGAGCCCTTTAATGATGTGGTTAATTTGGGACGACGGAAAACCTAAGCGCGTAAAATTCGACCGAGAAAATAAACCGGCCAAAGGAGCCCGAGAAAAAGACTCTGTAAAACACGCGTGGGGCTTAGTTGTTTGGAATTACAAAACGGAGGTTATAGAGGTTTTCGAATTAGATAAACAAAGCGTAATAGCCGATCTTTATAAGTATGCGGCTGACGAGGACTGGGGGCACCCTAAACACTACGATATAGTTATAAATAAATCCGGCTCCGGTATGGATACGGAGTATAGCTTTATCGCTAAACCTAAAAAGGCTCCGGCTCAGGCTATAGTAGACGCGTTTTTAGAGACTCCTGTAGACTTAAAACAATTATTAGTAGAAAACGGAAACGTATTTTTAAGTAACGGCGGATCTCAGGCCTCTACAGCCCCAGCGGCGGCGGCTGAGAAAGTCGTAACCCCGGATAACTGGGCTAAAGGAGACGCTATCCCGGACGGATATGTAGCCGACGGAGACGCAATTAAAAAGAAAGCATTACCATTTTAGTAGATTTTTCCTTAAAGCCTCTCTCCATAATAGAGAGGGGCTTTTTTAAACCAATAAATTAAAATAAAGTGATACTTACAATAAAAATTAAAGACAATAGCTTAAAACTAGAGACTAAAAACGGGCTAGAGGTTAAAACGGTTATTAGGATAATCGAGGCTACAGTAGATAAATTAAAAGAATAATTTAAAATCAATAGTATGAAAATCGAAAGTATTAATATAAAAAATTTCAAAGGTATAGACTCCTTTAAAGGAGAGATTAACGGACGTAACGTCTACCTAATCGGAGGTAACGGTACCGGTAAAACCTCATTTATTGACGCTGTTTGGTTCGGTCTAACGGGTAAAAATTGCCCTCCGGAGCCAACTAAGGACGGCGCTAAAAAAGGATTAATCGAGTTAGATTTAGGGGACTATATAGCCCGGACTAAATTAACTAAAGGAAAGCCTACAGTTTTCGAGATCGAAAATAAAAACGCTACCAAAGAAACGGACAAATTTGTAAAGTCTCCGCGCTCTTTTATGGAGAGTAAAATAGGTATTTTAAACTTTAGTATAGACGAGTTTTTTAACAAGTCGGACGCTGAACAGTTAAAATATTTCGCTAAAATAATGGACGAGGATTTTACAGACATAGACTCCGAAATAGAGGAAAATGTAGAGAGCCGTAAATTCGATAAGAAAAAATTAAAATCTTTAATAGACGCTCAGGAATTCTACGACATAAAGGACGCCGAAAAAGAATTAGTAGACGTAGTAGAATTATCTAAAAAGATAGCGGCCGCTAAGACAAAACAGGAAACTTTTACTAATGTAGAGACCGGAGTAGCCGACCGTATAAAAAAAGTAGACGAGATAAATAAAGAGATAGCGGCTCTAATATTAGAGCGGGACGGCGGTACAAGTACGGACGGGACTATAACTATAGTAGGATTATCTAAAGAGATCTCCGGCGGCAAGGCGTGGTTACTAGACGCGGATAACGTACCTCTAACGGACGAGGAGTCCCAAGATCTAACGGCCTCTCTAGAAACTGTAACCGAGGATAACGAAAAAATAACGACGGCTAAAAAAGGTAAAATAGAGGACGAGAAAATAGAGACTCTAGAGACCTGTATTAACGAGAATAACGACAACCTAGAGCAACTTAAAAGCGATAAGGCTACGAGGATCTCCGACCTTATAGGAGTCGAGGGACTGACTTACGACATAGCCGGGGAGCGTTTCTTATACGAGGGCTTACCTTTCGATAAAACGCAAATTAATACAGCCGCCCAGTTAATCGCCGGTATGAAAATCGGAGCCTCTACCTTAAAGGATTTAAAGATACTTAAAGTAGACGCCTCGTTAATAGATAAAGATAATTTCGAGGAGGTTTTAGCGTGGGCTGAGTCTGAAAAAATCGAGTTATTTATAGAGCTAGTTAACCGGGAGTCCGGTAAATTAGAGATCCATATAGACGCCGATAACTAATATTATGAAAGAAACGAGAAAACTAAAAAGGGCTAGATTTGTAATAGGTTTATTTATATTTTGCTACATTATTTACCGTTTTATATTATGGATATAAAAAGCAATAATATTTTTTTTAAGTCTAAAAATAAGCCCCGGACGGTACTAGAAAAATACGAACTATTAAAAAAGAAAAACCCCGTTTTAGAGGAGTTTAAAAATACTTTCGATCTAGATATAACCCTATAAGACTAAAGCCCTCTCCGGAGGGTTTTTTAGTTAGAAATAACTACGCCGGTAATAAGCCCGGCCAAAACTCCGGCGCCTAACCAAATAGTATTATTTTTTTTACGTCGCTGTAGTTTATGTATCTCGGCCTCCTGTTTGTTTACTTGATCCTCCCAAAATTGAGCCTTTTTATTAATCCCGTCTATTTTATTAAATAGCGTTAAGTTTGAGTCGGCTAGGCTTATAAGTTCGGCTTTTTGTTTTTCGTATGCTACGGCCAAACTATCGCAAATTTGTAAATCCTTTTTAATTAGAATTAAGGCCGCTCTACTTATTTCGAGCTTTTTTCTCGTAGTCTGAGATAAGGCGGAGTAACTCGCTATCAGTAACAGGGCTGTTATTAATGTCGTCCGTATCATTTTTTAATTTAGAATTAATCTTATTAGAGTTTACTTTAGCGGCTTTATTAGCGGCTTTACCTAAGTCGATATTATCTTTTAATAATTGCTTAGTTATATCGAGGCTATCTTTATATACGTCTAACTGTACTTTTTGAGTCTTAATTAATCTCCCCCGGGCTATAGTATATTTTACATAAGTAAAAGCGCCAAAACCTAAAAGGCCGGCTATAATAACTATAAATAATTTTTCCTTAGCGGTCTGAGTCGTCCAGTATTTTAACAGCATTTTAAACGTATATAATTAACGGTCTCTCCTCGGTATTCATTTTTCCGGCGTGGATCCAGCCTCCGGTACATTCGAAAGCCTCTAGCGTATTTAGCGCCTTTAGTTTCCCGGCTTTAATTAATCCGGCTATAAAATTATATAGGCTTTCGTTTTGGCCGTTTACCGGCTCTAAGTCGAAAGTATTACCCTCTTTATGTGTAGAGTAAAACGAGCCGTCCGGATCGTTAGGAGGTCGTAAGCCCCTAGAGTCTAGCCCTAGGTTTAATCTATTAATATAGATCCCTGAGCGGTGTATTAAATACCACTCCTCCCGGATATAGTCTAGATCCTGTAATACCTCAGCATCTAACCGGCGCCAAGTATTAACCGATCCTATAGCCGCTATAATTTGCGGGTGTGCTAATTCTGAAAGCGAAAAGTATTTACATTTATACATTTATTTTTTTTTGGCTATTAGTACTTTAACCTCAGATATACCCTCTATTACTTTTATTTGGTTATCGTGTATAAGGTTTATTATATCCTCGTCCTTATTTTCTAAAGCCTCTATATCCGTAGTCATTTCTAGGATCTCTTTAGAGTTTTCTATTACTTTCTCAAAACGCCGCTCTGTATTTATACCCCAAGCCAATAGCGGGAGGATAATTATAGCGAGTATCGTTAGTATATGTCCGAAAGTTACTTGTTTTTTCATCTTTTAAATAGTTCTCTATTGTGGGTTAGTACTGATATTATATAAATAGGTATTATTAATAAACTTGTAGACTGATTATAGGTTAAAAAATAAGAGAGCCAAATAAAAAGAGACGTATAAAATAAAGGTTTAAATATCCTTTTATTTAGATTTATAAGCCAATAACAAAGGATCGAAAACCTAAATAAATTAGAGACGTCGTAAATAATATTAACTAAATATCTATCATAATCATATAAAAAATAGACGTCGTACATTTTCTCACTTTCATAAAAAAAATAATGTAGAGAGTCTATCGCAAATATTAAAAAGATACCTATGTAATATTTTAGATACTGGGCTTTCATTTATTTTTGTTCTTTGGGTGCCTTGGGCTGGCCGCCGGTTATGTTTTGTATATTAATTTTATCCTTTATAATGGATAAAAAATTATCCGGGGCTATTAATAATCCAGCGCCGAAAACGAAAACTATAGTTAAAATCGTAGAGGATATATCTATAGTAACCTCTCTAATTAACGGATAAACCGTATAAAATACTCCTACTAAAATTAAAAGTACTCCTAGGATCGTAGTAATAATCCCTTTTTTTATGTTTTTTATCATAAGATAAAGTTAGTAATTATTTATAATATAGTCGTTAATATCGTCTTTTACTTTATTATATAGTAATAACATTTTAGGATTTACAGGCTCGTCTATGTCCTCTACGTTATCTTTAGCCTCGTCCCAAGCGCCCACCCTTAAAGGAGTTAACGCCGGCGCTAATACTTTCCGGATCCCTTTAAACTGAGCCTCCGTTATATTTCCGGAGTTATAATTTTTCTGTACTAGGTTACGGATCGTTTTAAAGTATTCTAATCCGTCCTCCTCTTTATTGTCTAAATCCTCGTTTAATTCTATAGCGGCTATATCCTCCGGAGTTTTACTAACGACTCTCGCTAGAAACTCGTCCCCTACGAGATCCGACGGCTCTAAAGGCTCTAGGCGCTCGTGTTTTCCTACGGGAGGCTCTACGACTTTAAAAAAGCCTTTACTATTTATAACAATTATAGAGGCGTCTCTAAAATTTCTAGTAATTCCGTATACCTTAGGGAGTCGGTTATATCTTTTTACGGCTCCGTTTTCTATTTTTGCGTATTTCATATTTTTATTTATTATATTATAATCCTTTCCAGTCGTCCGGAATATCTCCGTAATTTGTGGCGCCTGTTACATTATTAAAACAATTTACGTGAGAGGCGGCCGGAAAATCATTCCATAAATCAGGCACCTCCGATACAACTAAAACGCAACCATTAAAAGTGTTAGATAAAATTGTTATTGTATTGAAGTCGAAAATAGCTAAAGGAATAGCCGTTATATCTGTACTCCCAAAGCACCCCTGAACATTAGACGCGGCCGTATATCTAAACATATCTGTTGGTATGCTTGTTATAGGCGTATTCGCAAAAGTATTTCTAAAAGTATTCGCGAGAACAGTATATCTAAATAAATCAACCGGTATGGCTGTTACATTTGTACTGTCAAAACATCCCCAAAATTGAGAAGCTAAAACATTAAATTTAAATAAATCTGTTGGTATTGTACTAATAGGGCAATTATCAAAAGCATTGAAAAAAGAAGTATTTTTTATATTAGTGTCAAACATTCCCGTTGGTATTACGGCTACGTCTGTACTTGCAAAAACACTTGAAAAAGAAGTAACAAGCACATTATATTTAAATAAGTCAATAGGTATTGTAGTTAAATCGCTACCCGAAAAAACACTTGCAAAAGTAGTAACCTTAGTAGTAAACTTAAATAAGTCATCAGGTATAGTCGTAAAATCTGTACCTGAGAAAGTAGATGAAAACAGAGTAACTAAAGTATTAGTATCAAATAAACCGCTAGGAATAGCGGTTAGAGGTACACCACTAAAACAACTTTGAAAATTGGTAACTAGAGTATTAAACTTAAATAAATCTGTTGGGATCGTTGTAAAATCACAACTTACAAAAGTACTTCTAAAAGTATTTACTAACACGTTATTATCAAATAAGCCCGCTGGTATTGCGGTTATGTTACCATTTTGAAAAGCCCCCCAAAAAGTAGTAGCTACGGTATTATTATCGAAAAGCCCGCTAGGGATCGTTGTTATCCCTCCATTATCTCTAAAGATTTCAAAGAAAGACTTGTTAAGTACGCAATAATCAAATAAACCGCTGGGGATAGAGGTTAAATTTGAATTATCAAAAGCATAGCTTAAGCTCGTGATATTAGTAGCATTGTCAAAAAGTCCGGCCGGGATAGTGCCTATTTTAGCGTCTTGAAATAATCTATCAGCATTTACTAGGCTAGTAAATTCTCCACTACCTAGCGGCAAAGTCGTTAAATTAGTACAGCCTCGTAAATTTAACTCTATAAAACTAGGCGCGCCCCATTGTACGACCTTAGTAATTAAAAGATCAAAAGGAGCGGCGGTATTAACTGTAAATCCGTTAATTATACCGGTCATTATTATTTGATAGGTTCCGGCGTCGGTGTAAGTGTAAACTCTATTAGCGTCGTTCCAAGATGATATTAATAATTCTCCGTCTCCGGCTCCAAAATCAACATTAAAGTCGTAGGTATAACTATTATCATTATGCAATGGTAATGTAATTTCTTGGCCGGCTCCTACAACTATTTCAAGTACAAAAGACTCCGGTAAAATTCCGCCGCCGCCGCCGGATCCCTTAGTAAACATTTTCTTTTTATTCATTACGATAGATTAGTAATTATACATACGACTTGCTCCGCCGCTCCTGTATTGTCTTTACATTCTATAGCAAAGTAATTCCAGACTGTACCGTCGTAGTCGTCTCCTCCAAATTTCCAATAAGACGGAGGCGTAAAAGTCTCCTCCCCAGTCATTAAAAAACTTATTTGAGTCTCGTTAGGAGCCGCCGGTAAGTTATCGTCCGTAAATGTTATAGCGCTAGTTAACGTAAATATAAATCCGCTGTAGGCCTCCCAGTCGATCGTTTGAGCGCCTCCGGCTGTAGCGTCTGTTAATACTTTTTTAAATATATCTTTTACCTCGGCTAATCCTACGGAGTCGGCCGTAACTCCTCCGGCGGCTGAGCCTACAGTTAACTGTAGTTGTAACTGATTACCATATTGAGCCGCTCCGGATACTAATACTACGTCTACCTCCGAATAAGTACCCTGATCTGTAGAGCCTGTTATCTCCCATTTTTGAAAGTTGTTAGAGTTTGTACGCTCTTGTAGAAATAAATTATCTCCTACGTTTACTACCTCCTGTACTATAGCCTTTATATCTGTACCGTTTCGATCCGTAAAGGATACGTATAATTTAGTAGCGTTTATTTGTGTCGCATTATTCCAAGTTATTTTCCCGCTAGCCGGGCTAGTATCTCCTGAGGTGTCGGACTCATACCCAAAGGACAAAATACCTCCGCCTCCTGTAATGTCGTCTAAATGCGCTACCGTACCGCTTTTATCCTGTAGGGTGTAAGTTCGGCTAGCCGTATTTACATTAGTAAAAAAGCTAGTAAACGTCTCCGCTACATTTCTTAAACCTAACTTTAGATCCCGGAAAGTCTTTAAGCCCGTAACTGTTTGTACGGCGGCTAAAATCATATCTCCGGCGCCTACGGCTGGTTTATTTTTAATAAAGTCCGTTTCTCCGTTGTCCGTTTGATCCCAGTCAGATTGTACCTGAGCGGCTGGGATAGTCGGTTTATTTTTAATATAATCCGCTGTAGTGTTGTCCGTTTGATCCCAGTCAGATTGTAACTGTACAGGCTCCGGAGTATTAGGATTAGAGTTAAAGGCGTTATTTAATAATACGTCGTCTAACCAAAATCCAGCGATAGGAGCCACTACGGGAGCGCCTACGTATATTCTAACTCGGTCGTACTGAGTATCTATAATACTCAAAAATTCTTTAGGCACTCCTATATTTTGGCCGTTCGTAGTTCTATCGCTAAATCCGTGCTGGCCGTTTCGTATCGAAATCCTAGCGACTCTAACAGACTCGTTATAAAATTGTACATATAGCCGCGTTCTTTTTACTACCTCGTCTAAACTAAAGTTAAAGTATAGCCCGGTAAGATCGCTAAAATTTCTTTTTGTTGTATGCGTAAAATCTACTTTCCTAGTCCCGTTACTCGGTACATTTAAGCCCCGGATACCTACTCCTCCAAAAGGAGAGCCGGCCGTATTTACTACTATAGTCCCGTCCGTAGTCGTTACGTCGCTCTCTCCTCCGGCCTCGGTTCCAAACTCTTTATAAAGTACATCGAATTCTACGACGCCGTTACCGTCCTCGTCTGTAGGGCTGGTATCTCCAAAAGAGATCAATAAATATCTAATTAAATAGTAGTTATCCGTATCGACTCCGGGAGGCAAAACAGCCGCTCCCTCGGCTCCGTCCTGAGCCGTTATAATTCCGTTTACGTCCATTACTATAGCGATATAGCGCAAGTCCCCCGGAGTAACCGGAGCCGGATTTACCGTTATAGTCTGAGCCGCCCCAGTATAAAACTGATCGAGTATAGGCGCGTTAGTAGCGTAGGCTCTAACGTCTAATCCTCCTACGCTCCAAGCGTCGGCGATAGTAGTTAGGCCTGTAGGGTTAATATCTACTCCGTTTATACTACTCCCGTCCCCTAATAACCAAGTAGCCGAGGGGTTAAAATATCTAGCATTTGTAGAGATCGCCGTAGATAGTATACGTACTATATGCGCGGGATCTGTAGGAGCCTCTATAAGTACTCCTCCGCTAACTCCTAGATATTCATTCCCGGCCGTTAGTCCTGAGGTCGTATATTTTCCCTCTTTAAGGGCTAATTTTTCGTCGTCTAATATACCGCTAACGGTTATTAATCTTAATTGAGTCGTAGAGGTTAGTACGTCCGTATTATCCGCTATATAGTATTTACCGTCTAGGGCTAAATAGGCTATCTCTCCGGCCGTTAAAGTCTCTCCGTATACTATCGACTCATTCATAGCGCTATTATCTATAAATAAGGACATAGGGGAGAGTATAGTAGCCCAAACTTTTATAGTAAAGTTATTAAAATACTCCTGATTAGTCGGCGCTAAAAACATATCTATAAATACTCCGTCCGTAGTCCCGTCTAACTGTTTGTCTAGGGCTCCCTGTCTACGCTTAAATACTGAGTCCGTTATTTCGCCCGTACCGTGGTGTATTTCGGCTATTTTAGTTAAACTGGCCTTAGATCCTATTACCTCTACAGCGTATAAGTAAGCGTCCATTATAGAGGCCGTGTTAGATATTTGATAAGTAGCGGATAAACTATTTATAGTTAGATCCTCTACGGCGTCGAATTGCTCGAAAGCGCATTGTCCAAATCTAATCTCTGTTAAATCTAGATCCGGCGTACTAAAGGTTAAAGTACCCGTCCAAAATTTAGCGCTTATATAATTATCTATAAAAGCGTGTACGTTATTGCCGTTAGAGTCCGTAGTAGAGTTATCTATAGATAATCCGTCTACAGGGATCGTCTCAGTATCTCCCGGAGTCTCTACGGCCGTCTCCGTATCTATAGAGGTTCCTGTTATAATTACCTCTCCCGTTAATACAGATCCAGCCAATACGCTAAACATTACTTTAGATAATCCGCCGTCTCCTACAATAGGAGTCCCTGAGTTTAGTATAATACCGTCCTCGGAGTCGTTACGTAAGTAGGTACCGTGTAAACTATCTAACTCCGTTTTAGAATTTACAGGAAAATCAAAAGAGATATTTACTTTACTCGGCGCGAAAGCGCTAACTAAAGTAGGTTTATTTTTTATATAGTCGTCCTCCGCGTTATCGTTTTGCGCCCAGTCTGATTGTACGTTTTCCGCCGCGTCGTCGTCTATATCGTTTATTTTTTGTAATAGATCGTCCGTTAAATTATTGTCGGAGAGATCCTTTCCGGGTACCTTGTCTACTTTATTGCTAAAAAGTTCGGTAAAATTAGCCTCCGTTTTATTGAAAGCGTCCCTTAATGCGTCTCCTAGGCCGTCATTAGGAAAGGAGGTATTTATATTTTGTTGACTCATTTTTTAAGTTTTTTAATACCAAGGTATTACAGGATTATTTTTGCTTTCGTCCTCTTTAGATCTATCATACTCCGGGACTGGGTTAGCCTCGATATAGTCATAAAAAAATTTTTCGTTATTGTTTCCTAACTGTCTATAAACTCCTATAAGTCTATTAGTTTCCGACTCGCTTAGAGCCTCTCCCCCGGCAAATGATACTTTAACTACTCCGTTATTAGAGGTTTTAGTACCTCCGAAAGTCATATAGTACATACAGGCAAAATAAACCTCTATAGGTACTACGTAATCCTCGTAGATCGTCTTATATAATCCGGCCAAAGAGCCCGCTATATACTCCGCTAATATTTTGTCGTATAGTTCGGATCCTAAAATACGTTTTATGTCGTTAGTTTGAGCCGTAAAGATATGAGGCTTTAGGCTATCCGCGTCTATGTTACCACTAAAAGCGGTTAACTCCGGTATATCGTTTTCGTTTAAGAATAAAGTTACCATTATTTAAACAGATTTTTAAAGAATTTAAATTTTTGCTCCTCGGATACGGTCTCTTTTACCTCCTCTTTTTTCTCCTCTAATTTTTCCTCCTCAAAATCGGCAAAGTCTAATTTTATAGCCTTGTCGATTAGTTTAAATACTGAGGAGAAACCGTTTAAAATTACTTTCCTACTAGGGTTAATATTTCTACGGTATAGGGAGTTAGTCGCTACCTTTATCTCGTCGGCGTTAGAACTAAAACCGCTCCCGGCGCTAGATCCTTGAAACAATATAGGCGGCGCGGAGTGGGCTACGATTAATTTACGCTCCGCCTCCTCGCTATAAAATACGTTTTGCTGGTTTAGTTCCGGAGGAGAGATCCGATCCACTACTACAGCCTCCTCCGCTCCCTCGTTAAAGGAAACTATTACGCTAGACTGGTTATCCGTTCCTACTACTTTAGCCCTAACCTTAGCGGCCTCCTCTCTCGCTAACTCAGCCGTAGCCTGTCTACCTTGGTTATAATTTATAACCGTAATATCTGACATAGCGTTTTTAAAGTGCTGTTTTCCGGCGTTTCCTAATTCTCCCTCGACCTGAGCCCAAGGAATACCGCTTAAATAATCCGGTACAGGAAAAAACGCCTCCGCTGTAGGTCGTCTAATTACTAATAATTCTAAGTCGTTTCCTTTATAGGCTCCTGTAAATATTGGATACATTACAGGCCTATAAGTATAAAGCTTATCCCAGTTCCAACTATACCAATAACCGTCAATAACGGCCGTTAAAAAATCATAGTTAACGCCTAATTTATATATAGGTAAATACTCGATCCTTAGGGGTTTTTTGTCTCCGTCGTTATCGTCCCAAATAACCTGACCGGAGTAACCGCCGTAAATTTTGTAATCTTGGCACATTAATAAAGTATCCTCCTCGGATATGTATACGCTTAGATCTTGCGGCTCCTCGGCTGTATCTATTAAGCCCTCTCCGTAAATGTAATTAACAAAGGCGTTAATTATAGAGGCATTTGTAGGGGAGTCGTCGTAGGCGTCCTTATACGTTTTAAAGTTTATACCGTTGTCTCCGTTTAAGATCCAATTTCTACCGAAAGTAGGTTTAATATCTATAGGCTGAAAGGCCGACATTTTTATAACCTCTCCTCTAAATACGTGTACCTCGTTATTTTCCTCTTTATTTGTAGTCATATCGTTTATTAGGTTGAGAGTTATACTCGTAGTTTTGTACGTCGGTACCTTGGGCTAAGATAATAATTTTTCCCCGGAAAATAGTAGACGCTCCGTTTTTTAATTCGAATTCGTATTTATTCTTAGTTTTAAAATCGTCCGGCTGGTCTGTAATAGTAACTTTTAACTGTTCGGATCCCGTCGTAAAAGTAACGGCCGGAGATATAATAACGTCCGTTTGTTCTCTACGTAGTTCTAAAGTCAGGGTATCCGTATTTATAGGGTAGTCCTGAGGGATTAGGTAAATATCTAAAACAGCGTCTAAAAATAGTACTTTCATTTTTTGAATTTACAAAAAAACCCCTCATAATAGAGAGGTTTTTAAAAATTATTTACTGTATGTTTTTATACGTAAGGCATTAAAGCCGCCGCGTAATCTGTTAGAGCGTCTCCGGAAAGGATATAACCCCTAGCATAGTCCGGCTCCATAGTATTAAAGGTTACAGTATATCCGTTTAGATCTCCGATAGTCCCCCCGGTCTGATCGTCGGCCGTAATAGCTAACGCTCCTAACTGGGATCCCGCTACTATTATAGTACCGTCGTTTTTTTCTAAAAATAAAACCGTTTCTCCTTTTAATAACTCCTCTACGATTAAGTTTAACTCAGCGTCTCCGCCCTCCGGTACGTTAAAAATACAGGGTACGTTTCCAGTAACCCCCGTAGATCTACTATCTCCTCCGGAGATACCGTTTTCTAAGAAATTCGTAGTAGTATTTTTAAGTTCAAAACGCGCTATAGTAGTCGCTCCGAAAGCCGTAGCTAATTCGATAACTCCCGCCGGCGTTTTTACTACTCGGTTAGTCCCGTCAAAGGCTCCGATACCTATAGCCCTAATCCCGGGCATTTTAGAAATACAGTTAAGTTTTCTACTTTTTGTTAATGTTACATTAGGCATAATATATATATTTTTTAAATAACCTCCCCGGAGTACGAGGAGGTTAAAGGTTATTTTTTATCCTCCGTATAAAATAATATATCTCTGATTTGTTACCCAAGTCGTAAACGATTGTACGTTTTTATAGAAATATTTATCTGATCCGTTCGCCTGTTTTCCAGTCTCTAAAATATTCATATCATTGATTAGATCAAATAATAAGATTAAGTAAACCGCTGGGCTAATAATATGGAAAGTAACTAAAGGCTTAAAGTGAACCGCTACCCCGTTATAAGTACATTTAGCATCTACAGCCGGGCTATCAAATAAGAAATTTATTTGCTGAGCCGCTCCCTTTGCGTTATTCGCTATCCTCATTAATTGACGATCTCCTAACGGAGCGTAAATAATAGGAGGGTTTAACTTATCGTTTAATACTTTCGCCTCGATCTTAGCGTACATTTTAGCGTACTCGTCGGCTATTGTAGCCTCAGTATAAGACGTAGCCGCTACTTTTTGGTAATCCCCTAATCCAGCGCCCGGAGTGTCTTTACTCTGAGAGTCGTTATATAGGATAGTCGCTACTAAACTATTTACCAAGTTAACCGGCATAGCCGCTACTAAAGTTTGTGTAGCCGCTGAAATATTACCTTGTCCCGCTCCCGGAGTTAAGGCCGCTATAGAAACTTTTTGAGCTGTTGTAGCCCCGTCCCAAGTGATCTCCTCCATTGACTGAGAAATAGCCGGAGTAATAAACTGTAATATAGCGTTATCGAATTCCGTAGAAACCGTATTAAAAGCTCCCGCTTTCATAGAGTTTTCAAATCTAGTATCTAACAAAGTATTATAGTCGATCAAGTCAGAAAACTGAGTCTTAACCAAAGTAACCGCTGAGCGATCTACTTTATACTCCGCTGTACCGTCGGCCGTAACCTCTCCGCTATCATACGCTTTATTTCTTACTGTTACGATACTCTCGTAAACCTCAGTACCGGACTTGTGCTTTTCCTGTATATTTACGTCTCTCTCTCTAAAAGTCCCCCAGTCGCTATAAAGCTCGTGCTGAATGTCTTTTAATTCTGTTTGCGGTAATTTCGTCCCGCTGAAATTAATTCCTGCCATTTTTAAAATTTTTTTAATTTAATTTTTTGTGTGTTGTAAATCATTTAACAACCACTCTAACTGATCGTCTGAAATTTTACCTTTCAAAAGACCGGCTACAGTTTCGTCCTTACCTAGCGTTTTTAGAAACGCCTCGTAAGTTACTCCCGGGCTAAATGGATTTAAAAAACCGTTTGCTTTTTTCTCCGCCGCGTTTTTTTCCGTTTGGATTTGGGCTTTAGTTTTTACTTTTTTCGTTTTGTCGTCTGACATAATATTTTTATTTTGGATTAGTTTTCTCTATTAAATTTTAATTTTTCTAAATTACTCATTTTATCGTAAGGCTTAGCCTCGTCGCTATGCTTTACGATCGTCGGAGTAAGAGGGATTTTTTTAGCGCCCGGAGTTTGTTTTTTCATTTTCACTACTTCGGCTTTCATTACTTCTAAGTCCTCGTCGTCCTTAATCTTGTCAGCCTTTAACTCCGCTATAGTTTGTTTAAGATCTACGATCTCGTCTAGTAATTTTTTCTCTTTTTCTGTAGGCTCCTCGTCGTCGTCCTCGTCTTTTTGCTCCTCGGTATCGTCGTCTTTAGAGTCGTCCTTAGAGTCGTCGTCCTCGTCCTTATCGTCGTCCTTATTGTCGTCGTCTTTTTCGTCCTCCATTTTTTCGGCGTCGTCTTTAGAGTCGTCTTTAGAGTCGTCGTCCTCGTCCTTTTGCTCCTCGGTATCGTCGTCGGCTTTATCGTCAAAGATAAAACGTATAACGCCCTCGCTATCGGTTAAGATCTTACGGCCGTCCTTTAACTCGTACTCTCCGGCTCTTACTGGCTGAGGTTCTCCCTCGTCGTCGAAAGGTTTACGCGTTACCGTATCTCCTAAAGCAAACGTATCATTTGTAACGGTCGTCCACCATTTAGAAACCTCGGCTACTTCGCCCTCCATTTTTTCAGCGCCCTCTAGCATTTCGTTAAATTTTTCTTTTACGAAAGCTAAAACGCCTTTTTGTTCTTTTTTTTCGGTTTTCATTTTTGTATCTTCTTTTAAAATTCTGTCTAAGTTTGTAGCCTCGATAGATAGGCCGTCTAATTTGCCCTCTTTTACCTTTTTCCAAATCTTGTCATTATCTACCTTATAGCCTAAGATCCAGTCTCCGTCTATAGTCTCCATACCCATAACTGTAGATTTATCTTTTTTAGCGTCTTTAACTATCCAACTCTCAAAAGGAAAAATCCCAGTCGTATTTTCGTCGTCGTGGTCTATATTGGTGTCTTTATTACCGTTATTTCTAAAGTAGTTTATTTGTGCCTCCTCTACAAAGTCCTCGTCATAGGTTACATTAGCCGGCTCCCCGTTTATGTCTTTCCTAAATATTTCTATATTAGGCCTCATAGCGACGGAGTAGAGTATACGTTTCTCGTCGTCGGCAAAAGTTAAAATCTCCTCAGACTCCTTTTTAAATTTCATTAGAGTAGTATTTACAGCCGCTCCCTTTACGAGACTAACTCTAAATACGCCTTTACCTCCTTTTTTTAATTTAAGCTCGTATAACTTCATACTGTAAATGTAGTATTTTTTTTTAATATATCACAAAAATAATAAAAACCGCTAGAATTTAGGAAAATACTAACGGCCTTTAAGAATAAATTAACCAATAAATTTAAAACAATATATCAAAATCGAGATAAAAGTATAAATTATTATTGAATAAAAAAAGCGTATCGTTAATAGATACGCTTTTTATTTATTTTTTTAGTCTTACTATATTCGAGATAACCCCCCGGACGTAAAAGTATATTTATGTAGTTTTACTTTATTCGTAACCTTATAATTATAAAAGTTTGACAAATTCCTATAAGCGTATTTAGCGTAAGTCTGATTTTTTAAAAGGTTTAATTTTTCTCCTCTCGTATTTATATACATACTTTTAAAGGAAATACAATTTAAGTCCAAGGCTTTAAACTCGATCTCTATAACAGATACTAGATCCGTCTGAGATTCTAAGTTAAAGGATTTTTCGACTCGATCTTTTTTAGTTTCGTTAGGCGGGGAGTCCCCGGCGAAAACAAAACAAAAAGAAAATACTAACAATAAAGTTAAAAGTTTTTTCATAATAAAATATTTATTTGTTTTTAATTTGACTCAAATATAGTAAATTTTTTTTATCCTAAACTATTGCTAGTCTGTTTATTTCTGTCTAGCGCTTGCTGAGAGGTCATACTATGACTAACTACAAAAGCCTCCTGAGGCGGTAAGGCGTTAGTATTATCGGCTATAGTCGTCGCTATTTGATTCTCGGCCGAGGTCTGAAAACCTACGTTAGGAGCCGCGCTCCCTCCGCCTCTAGATCCTCCGCCAAGATTAGGAGCCGTCCCGGCTGAGCCTCCGCCTAACTCCTTTAAACCTTTGGCCGTGGAGGCGATAATATTAGCCGCTCCTATTGCTCCCTGAGCAATATGGATCCCAGCCCAAGGCATACCGAAAGTTAGAGGACTGGCCGCGTTATCCGCCGTTACGGCGGTTATAGTATTCATAGTTAATTTAGAAAGCGCTACGGCGTTCTCCGCTATTAATATTCCTTTTTGTACTTTTTTATTTTTGGAAAAAATACCTTTTAAAGCGTTTAGCCCGTCGGCCAATAAACCAAAAGTAGCGGCCTGTATAGCCTTTTTCTGATCTAGTTTAGCCTGTTCTATTGCGGCCTCTTTATCCGCCGCCTTTTGAGCGTTCTCTAACCTGAGATCCTCGGCCTCCATTTGTAAGCGCTCCTCCTCGTCTAGTACGTCCTGTAAAAATTGCGCGTCCTCCTCGGCTATGCGTTTATCGTCCTCTCTCTTTTTCTCCTCGTCCTCCCGTTTCTTTTTTATTAACTCGTCCTCCTTTAGATAATCCGCCCATTTTTGAGCCTGTATTTTTTCCTGATCGGCGGCCTCCTGTTTTTTCTGATCGCTTAAACCTTTTAGCCTAGCGGATTCCTCCCCGTCTATCTTCTTAGTAAACTCGGCTACTTTACGTTTATCCTCGGCGCTCTTTTTCTGTAGATCAAAAACAGCTATTTGAGCGTCGGCCTCAGCCTGTAAAGACTCGGCGCTAGAGTCGGATAAAGCATTTTGAGCCCTTATAGCCGCTAACTTTTTCTCGGCGGCGGCTAACTCGGCGTCCGTTTGCTTTTTCTCAGCCTTAGAGACTAACTCTAGAGCCTTTAATTTTTCCTCATAAGTAGCGTTAATGTCTGTTAAAATAAACTCGGCCTTGGCTAAATCTCTGTTTAATTTAGCGCGGGTTACTCCTAGATCCCTCATAGCGTCGGCTACCTCCTGTAGAGATTTCGTAGCCTCGGCCGCTTTCCTAAACTCCTCCGCTACCTCAGCCCCAAAACCGGAGACGGCCTCCCGGCCTACGGCTATAGCGCCTTTAAAATCTCCGCTAAAAAACTTACCTATAGCCGTAGCGATTTTTAAAACCCTATCCCGGAGTACGTCTATAGTCGCTCCGATCCCGGACATAATTTGCTCGAATTTTTCGGCGCCTCCCTTTGTCGAGGTAAAGGCTTTAAATAATAAGGCTAAACCTCCTACTATAGCGAGTATAATTAGCCCTACAGGGTTAGCAACTACTAACCACATTTGTTTTATTAGGCCTTTAAACCCTTTTATAGCCGAGCCGATACCTCCGCCTAAATCCTCTAGGCCTTTTTTCTGATCCTTAGTACTTTTAGTAGTGTCTTTTTGTGATTTATTTACTTTTTTCTGAGTCTTTATTACCTTTTTTTGGGAGTCGTTTACGTCCTCTATAGAGTCGTCCAGTTTATTAACCTCTTTAGCGGTCTCCCCGGCGTTAGTGTCGTAGGTTATTTTAACCTTTTGCTCTATATCTTTGTTATTATCGGCCATTATTTAATAATTTAAAAGTATTATTTTCGTTTTTCCTGTAGTTATATCTATAGTAGCGTCTAAGATACTAAATTTATCCTCCTTTAATATAACGTCGTTTTGTAATCGAAAGCCTTTAGGAGTCTCCCCGGATCCCTGTATAGTCGTAGCCTCGTTTAAGTAGATCTCGTCCGGTGGTAACTCTAAAGTAAACTCCTGAGAGAGTACGTTAGGATCTAATAGGCGCTCCGTCTGAGCCTGATAGTATCTTTTAAAAAGGCTCTCCGGATATTCTATCCCTAACTCCTTTAATATTGAAAACGCTATAGTATTGGCCTCCGTATTAATTGGCTGTAGTTTCATATAACTACTTAGAGGAGCGTTTATTACTCCGCCTCCCGGAGGAGAGGACTGTACGCCTAAAACATCATTTAAAGACGTATTCCCTACGCTGTAAAATATCGCTAACTCTCCATAGTTCGGAGCGTATCGACTCTCCCCAGTATCGAGGATCTCCGGCGCGTCTCCGTCGAAACCGTAATAAGTTATAATCTCATTACTACCCGCTAGTAATACGGGTACCATTAAACTAAAAATAGTCTCTACGCTAAACTCGATAGGCTTAGCCGGTTTTATTAAAGGGTGTTTTACTTGGCCGTACTCTAATCCTGTAGCGGCTAAAAAATCTATATTACTCCTATACTCGCTTTCAGCGTGTTTAAAATTGTAATAGTTAAACTCGTTAGGTACTGACTTTTTAAATTTACTACTACTTATATACGGCGTATAATCTACCTCCGCTCTAGAATATACTAGGCCGTTTGTTTTTACGTCTCCCGGAGTTAGCCAGTATAAGCGATCATCTTTAGGCGACGTATCGAAAACGGATAAATTAAATAATTTGAAATAGGACGTTAAAAAATCTACTACCTTTATCTCCGGTAAACTTCTAAAAAGATCTACAGCCGTCCCGGATACGTCGGCGGAGTTATCGTTAGGTTTAGACTCGTTAGCGTATGTAGCGTAAACCCTCCTACTAAAGGCTCCCGTTTTTCCGTCGTAATATCTATACCATATACGAAACTCGCAATTAGACCAAACTGTAGGCTGGTTAAATTGAGCGGTTACGTAAAAGTCTATCTCGTCGTTTATTAAAAACTCGTCTAATATTTGCAATTCGCAAAAGAATTCCGTACCGTTTAAGTCGAAACTTTTAGAGGCTAATACTTCGTCCGTACCTACTCGCTTTATCTTTAAATTTACCTTAGGCTCCGTAGAGCCCCCCGTAATTATTACGCCCGTAAACGTCGTCCTAAGCGTAAAATATTTAGTCCAGTTATTATTATTTGTATTTTTTGTAACGTGAAAACTATTATTAATTAGATCCGTAGTAGGCGTATATTTTTTAGTCCCTACTCCGCCCTCGTGTTTATCGTCGTAATGAAAGCGGCCGCCCATATTAGTTTTAATAGTTAACTGGGTATCCTCCGGGCTGTACATAGACTCATTACTACATAGTACTACTAACTCCGTATACTCCTTACGGTCGTCTAGAGGCGCTACTACGTCGAGGTTATATTTCTTTTTTATAAGTTCTATAATCGTCGAGAAACTCATAACAGGCCGTAACTCGCTACTTTTTATTACGCCTGTAGATAGTGGATCTACTAACGCGTCGTAGGCTACGTTATCTTTTAAAGCGCTTTCAAAATTTAAATCAAAATTCCAAACCCTATTATTTGAGATTAGAGGGACGAAATAAGTAAGAGGTACTCCGTCTACGGTCGTACTCCGCTTACTACTCATTAGGCTAAAGACGTTAGCCGGCGTCCAGTCGATACCTACCCTATCCTCCGGTAGATCCGCTATTAGATCGTCTCCTATGCGCTCCGCTAAATTACTCATAGACGTAGCGAAACTCCCCGTAAAATCTGTAGGCCTAAAGTTATCGTAGTCGAGATCCTCTAACTGTATAAATCCCTGTAGGTTTATATTTCCGTTAGTGTATATTTTCGTTATAAATTTGTTATCCGGGTTAATTTTTATTACGTCCGTATCTCCGAAAAATCCAAAGGCCGCCCTATTTTTAGAGTCAGCCGGAAACGTAAAGGATAGCGAATAAGGAGAGAAAATCTTACTTAAATTTTGTAGATCCTTTGTAGTATATTTCATAGGTATACTTTCGTCCTTATGTAGATTTAATTTAATAAATTCTAGCCCGTCTATAGATACCCAAACCTCAGTAATTAAAACCATTTATCTAATATTATTTATTTTGTTGTTAGTCTCCCCTAACATAACATTATAGTTTATTTCGTTTTTATCGTTTACTCTAGACTTTCGTAAAAAATCCGAGTCCGTAATAGTAACGGGTATTTGTTGATGAGTCTTAAAAAACCCTATATCCTCGGCGCCGACTGTAGCGCTATCTACGGTTATATTAGTGTCGTCTACAGTTATTAACGTGCTATCTACAGTTATTCCGATCTCCTCCGTAGTTCGTATATCTCCCTTAAATCGGATTAAATAAACCTTAGGACTGTATACTAACTCCTCGATAGTAGCGGCCATATCCTCGGTTAAGGATCCCGTATTAATTACGTAAGACTGGGATACGTCTACAGCGCCGCGCTGTTTTGAGTGAGCGTAGGCGTTATCTACTCTAGAGGGATCCCGGTAAGATCTGTTAGAGGTCTCGGCTTTCATTGTAGCGGAGGCCGTAAATTTTCCGTGAGGCGTAAACATTTCCCAAAGGCCTAATTTGTTTAAAAATACGATTAACGAGGGATCCCGGGCACACCTCGACCACTCGGCCGACGGTACTACAGGAGTCTGAGTAATCATATTAGCCGCCGTAGCGACGTTTATAGCGTTCGTTAAATTGAAAGCCTGAGTAATATAGTTATGTATAAGCGGATTATACCACTTATTAACGGTACCGGTAAACCCTAGGGAGCCGTTAGGCGTCGTCCCGTTATTACCTAAGCCGCTATTTTGCTCGTAGTTCCAGCGATAGCCCAGCGTAGCGAAATTAGTTAGATAGTTATTTCTAACCGTCCCGGCTGAGTCCGTTATATCGGTTACGATTTGCCAAAAAACGCCCTGTCCTGTTATTACAGGCGGCTCTACTTCATTATAATAAAAATTAGGCTGAAACGTATTAGCCCCGTTAGACGGATTCTGTAGAAAAGACTTAATTAAATCCGCTACCTCTAACTGTATATAGTCGTCGAGTATGCTAACTTTATCTTTTTCTAATACGTGGTTAGGTTTTCCTAACGTCTTATTTTGTGATCCGTTCCAAATCCAAATATAAACGGCTACGGATACTATAGCGGTATTCCCGGCGGCGTTTTGTAGCCTTAAATGTATCGGAGAATTTACAAAGGATATTTGATCCTCCGTATTAATTATAGTCCGGTCTCCTGTAGGTAGTTCTATCGGTACGCTCATTTTATTTAAAGTTTTTTAATAGTTCGTCTGTAATCTCGGTTACGATTATTTTAGTACTCTCCGGGATATGCTCTTTAACAGCAATTAATAAAGCGTTTTTCTCTCCGCTGGTTACTCCGGCCGGATAGTTAAAGGCTCCGTAGTAAACCTGAGCGACGGTTAAAACAGTATCCGGCTGTACTCTAAAGTTTTGCGTATCCTGTAGTACTCCGGTTAATCTCCGGGACGTAGATACGGCCTGATTATAAATTTTTTCGCCCAGTATATTAAGCTCTTTTTTTATAATCTTATCCGCGTTTATTTGCTGTTTGCTACGTCTCGCCATTTTCAGCCGCCTTTTTTTTCTTTAATTTATTCCGGGCTATTAGCGCCCGTATGTTTAACGTCGTCGTTTTAGGTAGGCCTTTTAAAATACTCCTCTGAGTCGCTCGGCCGTTTTTAGTTCGGCTAATCTCTATACCTCCGCCCCCAAATTTAGTCCTTATTAATTTCCACTTTACGCCCTTAGGTACCATAGCGGCCGCGTTTTTCTCTAACTTCGAATTAGTCCCAAACTGGCCGTAAACTAACTCCCTAAATATCATTATCTTTTTAACGTAAGAGAATGATATAGAGCGCTTTAACGCTCCGGTATCTACTCTAGCGGAGCCCTTAGATTTTTTTACGATCTTAGCGCCTACGGCTCTAATTTCTAACTCGGTTAACTCAGCCATAGCCTAACAACTTTCGCCCCGGTTAGGTATTGTTAACTGTATAGTAAACTGTACGCCGTCGCAATTTCCAGCCCTCCACTCTTTTAAAATTGTTAAGTTAGACATAGTATCTATTTCTATTAGATCGTCGTTATTTTGCATTAACAAAACATTAATAAAGCGCTGGGCTATCGAGTTAGTTTCGTTAATATTGTCTATATAATTATCGTCTGACAATAACTTAGAGTCCGTTTTTACCGGCCTTTTATCCCTCTCGGTTATTATAGTCATTGTAAAATATACGGTTATTACTTGGTCGTCTATCTCCGTATTAGTCATATCGACATTAACGAGCGGGTAGATATTCTCTTTATTTAAATCTATAGTTAAAGTAGGGACTATAGTTATAGTGTTTACCAACTTGTTAGCGCTGTAATGCGCTATAATAAAATCGTTTATTTTAGATATTTCGTTAGCCATTATTTTAAATTTTCTATATCTTTTTTCCTTATTAAATACTCCGCTTGAAATAAAAACCGGTCTAGATCCCAGCCTATAACCTCCTCGAATTTAGTAAAATCTCCTTTACAAAGTACGTAAACCATTTCTATATATGCTCCGTAATGCTCGGCGAAAGCGTCCCGCTCCATACTCCCCGGAGTTATAGCCCCGCCTACGTTTCTAATAGGAGGATTATACAAATACTCGTAACTTTTTTTAAGATCGTTTTTTAACTCCGCGAATTTTCCTATAATATACTCGTACTCCGCTAGAGTTATTTTATCAAAATTAACCTTTTTAAATAAATAACGGGGCTTTAATACGAATTTAAAAAACTCTTTATAATCCCGCTCGCTAAAAAAGGTATCCGCGTCTATAAACCTCCCGGCCGTTTTAAAGTTTAGATCCAGTTTAAAACTGAGTCTACAGGGAGCGTCCGTCTTTATAGCCCTAGAAAAATTCTCTAGGCTAATCGGATCAAATATCCTATAAGTTTCTGAGGCCACAAAGGCCGGAGATCTCGACTCGATTATAGTAGAGAATTCTAGAAACTTAATATAGGATATATCGTTTTTACTTTTATAATTGATACTCATAAATAGCGCGTAATTTAAAAGCCTTAAACTCCTCGTCTCCGAAAAACTCTTTATAAACTTTCCTACTATTTAAGTCCGTCTTTTTGATCGAGCGAAATTCTCGGCTCAAAAAGGGGTGTACCATTTTTAAATTTTGGCGGAGGTTATCCCGCTTAATGTCTTTAATCTTAATTTTTTGTTTCTCCATAATATTAAAATTTAGTTTAAAATTAACAGGCCGTCCGGATCCTCCTACGACGTTTAGCCCGGGTTATACTCCTCCCGGTACCTGTATTATTTATAATGCCTGAGCCGTTCGCTCTTTTATTTTCATAATAGCCGCGTATCTAAAAGCGTCTATAGCGTGGTTATAATCGTCTATAGGCTCCTCCTTTTTCTTTTTGTCAGCCCAGCGGTAATTATCTAATTCAGTTTGTAAATCCGTAGACTCCGGATCTACTATTAACTCGTAACCTAACAGCGTTATAATGCTATCTTTTATCTTTGGTTTTTTACAGCCTTTAATATTTAAGCCCATATCCCGCAAATTACGAATAAATAACGGCGCCGCGTTATCGCACCATATACGGAGAAAGCCGGCCTCGTCTTTTATCTTAGGGTATATCTCGGCCTCCGTCGAATTGGTTTTATAGAAAAGCTGTTTTAGATAAATCCGCTTTCGTTTTTTATCTACGTTAACTTTTATAAATGCGCTAGGGTGTGTCCAGCCTTGATCTCCTCCGATAACTTCGCCGTACTCCGGGGCTACGTATTCGCCTATAGTGTACTCGAATATTATACCCTCCGCTACGTCTCTAAATCCTCCTAGTATCGTCGTCTTATATTCTCGATACTTTTTAAATAGAGTCCTAGGCGCTAAGTCTTTCTCCTCCTCCGAGAGAGATACGTAATACTCGTAGGCCTTACGTAACTCCTCGTACTCGTTCCAGTTGTGAGCGGCCATATTTTCGCGGCCGTTATCTAAGTAGGTAGTATGTATATAAAGCGTACTCCCTATAACGCCGTTAAAGCCGGGAGGTACATTAGTATAAAATTCTTTGTAGAGAAAATGTATTTTAGACGGCGGGTTAAAAACTATTATAGATATACATTGTACGTCCTGAGCCCGTATAGATCTCTTTATCTTTTTCCAAGCGTCGAAATCGTTTAACTCCTCCCCCTCCTCAGTTAGAAATATAGAGTAGTTTTCGATAGATTTTAACTTAGCGGTATCTGTACCGGTCGAGGTTTTTTGTCCTGTAATGGATATACAGCCGTCCGAGTCTTTAGAGTTATACTCGTTATTTGCAAAGGAAAACTCAGACTTTAGATCTAATAACTCTAGCCTATTGTTTAGACCTTTCGTTATAGAGTTAGACGTACTAGCCATAGTTTGACGAGTATACAGTATTCTATGGTTATAGTCCGAGGCCGCTACGGCTGAGAAACAACCTAGGCCGAAAGTCTTACCGGAGTCCCGCCCTCCGGATACTAAAACCGTATCGACTTTAGAGAGCGCTATAAAGTACGGATCTTTACTCCCGGACTCTACCTCCTCTCTAGCGCGTAATAAATCGAATAAAGGTTTATATTTATCGGAAAATTCTACGTCGTCCATATTTTTAATAACAGTAAGTAGATCCGATCCTATACGCTAAATAATCCTCCTCCGATATTTCGACCTCTACGCCGTTCAATCTGAAATAATAAGTATTAGGCCGGCCGTGTAAAACGGAGCGTCCTGTAATCTCCGTACATTCCGGGGAGTCGTCGTCTGAGCAACTACTAAAAAATAGGCTCGTTACTAGGAGGGATAAAATTAATTTCTTCATTTTGAATTATTTTAATTATTGGTTTAATCGGTTCCTTTGTTTTGTCTACGAAAGATATACGGCGCTTAGCCTCTATTACTACGTCTCCTTTATAGTCTACGCTTTTTAAAGTAGGGATACAAAATTTAGCCATTTCGAGCGTATATTTTACGCGCTCTACTCCTTTCAGTCCGTCTATGTCTCCCTGTAGTTTATTTAAATTACCCTCTACTAGGTTTTTAAATAGAGCCCGTATGTCTTTAGTATCTTTGTTAGGTGTGCCTTTTTGGCGTCCTCCTGTTTTCTTACCCTCGCTATCCATCTATAAAAGTCTACTTTAGATTGTTCTTTTTCCATTGTAAAATATGTCCTGAGTCGATCCGTATACTCGTTTATAAATTGCTTTAAAGTCCGGAGTAAAGAGTAAATCAAATTTATTTAATAAATCGTAATTCTCGTCCATAAACTCGGATACTATATTTATAAAACGAGGCCGGCTATCCTCCTCGCAAATATCGGAGATTAAAACTAACTCAGCGTCTCCGAGTTTATAAAGATAATCAAAAATTTTATATCTGTAGTAAAAGTCCTCCTTTGTGGTACCATTTGTAAAGAGAGGATCTTTGTACTCTATGATAGATTTAATTATTTTTTGGAAAGTCTCTAGCGTCTCCGGGATCCATACTATAAAGTTATGATCTCTCAAACGGTCGTGTATTGCCTTTTGTTCTTTGGAGGCCTTACCGGATTTAGGCTTTTTGAATTCGAAAAAATAGGATTTTCCTTTATAGTGAAACGGTACGTCAGGGACTCCCGGGACGACGCCCATAGCTTTTAATTTCATCGCTGTACGTATGTCTCTTTTTTCTCCGTTTGGTACGTGATAAAGGAGCCCTCGTAAATGCTCGTAGTTATTATGAAACCATAAGTAGCAATCCGCCTGTATTTTTGCCTCCGATTCTGTTAAAGTGCTGTTATCCATTGATTTAGATTTTAAATAGTTAAAAGTTACATTAAGTTACATTAGGTTACGTTATCTAATGTAACCTTTTTTTGTAGGTTTTATAGTACCTAGGGACTAAGGTTACATTAGTTACATTAAATATTAAACATTAATATTATTATTATATATAGTATATAGTATAGGCTGTAGACTGTAGACAAAGTGTTTTAGCGTTTTTAGTGTAACTGATGTAACCGGGGTATTTTTCATAGTGTCTATATAGTCTTTAGCGGTTACGTTAGATCCGTTTTTAATGTAACTTTTAACGTAACCGGGTTACATTTAGGTATGCGTTCTTTTGTATCCGTTCTTTTTTAACATTCGGTCTAGCAATAAAACATTTTTATTTTGTTCTATTGTAAACTCTCGGCCTGTACCTCCGAGAGCGCTAACCGTGTCTATTACGTCTATTAAACAAATAAACTGAGGCTCCGTTAATTCTAATTTTATTTTTTTAGCCATTATTAAAAAGGTTTTACTTTTTTCTTTACTATTGTATCATCTACCTTATAACTTTCGGCCGTCCTTTTGGCGAAATAACCCCTTACGGTATGATTATTTATTTTCCGTACTCCTCTCTCAAATCCTAATTGTATCATATTTTTACCGATAAATCTAGAGTTTAATTTTTTGGTACCGTCCTCTAAAATTTCCAGTATATCGGCGTTAGAGAAAAACTCCCCCTCGTTACTTTCACAATATTTAAAATGACGTTTAATTAACTCTTTTTCGTAATCGTTAATCTCGTATCCTTTATTTTTTCTATCTCGATCCTCGGCCTCCGATTTCGTTAACTGATCGCTAAACTTTGGATCCTTATAAAGTGCAAAGGCCTGAGCCCATACCTTATGTATATCTACATTTTTAGTATAGCCCCAGTCCATATCTAACAAGTTAAAACATAGCCAGCGCGTATTTTCGGTATCGGTTAGAAATTCGTTTTTATTAGTGGAGCCCCAAAAATTAACCCTCCGGGGCTGTTCTAAGGCGTCCGTAGCGTAAGCCTTTCGCTCCTTTATGCTGGCCGTCGAGATAATAGATTTTAACCTATTAACGTCTACGTTTGTTAGGCTGGCTAACTCCTCTAGGTTATAGATAAAGTTTTCAGCCAATGAAAACGAGGAGTCCTTATTATTGTGTAGCGGCGCCTCGGTATAATATTTAGCGCCGAAAGGATTAAGGAAACGGATAAAGGTACTTTTTCCTGTAGATTGTTTCTCCCCTACTAATACGAATACTATACGATTCTCTCGACTATACAGCCCGCAACCTATACAGCGTACTAGCGCCTTTTTAAACTGGGTTAAAAAAAAGTCTTGATCCTCTACAGTAACGTAACCGGCCAACTCCGCTATATAATCTTTTTTACCGTCCCAAACCGGGAGCCCCTCGAAATAATTTATAAAAGGATTATACCGGGATACAAAGTCCGATTTAAATAAACTCTTTAATTTGTCGAAAGGAAATTTAAAACCTACGTGCTGTAGTTTCCTGTAGATCGAGTCTATGTTTATAGTCTCAAAATTTTTCTCCTCTTTAGTTTTGGCCTCCGTAGTTTGTGTTATTTCATTCTTAGCAAAGTCCCAGTTTTTACGTAGCCAAACCTCAACTTTGTAGATCTCCGGTTTATCGTCTATCCCAAACTCCTCTATATTTTCTTTGTAGATTTTAGTAAAAGCGTTAGTTACTTTTATGTCAGATATTAAATGTATCTCGCATAAGTTTAATACGTCGGTTTTAGTCCAGTCCCGGCCGGCTCGGTTCATAGCGTGGATAAAAGAAAAAATCTCTTTCCAAGCCTTTTTATCCTCGGCGGATTGTTTCTTTTTGGTGTCTATTTGTTCGGCGGTTATAGGCGAAAGTTTACCGTTTGCTAT